CGGCGCAGGATGAGACGGATTGGGCAGCACTTGATTGCGTCGTGTGCTTGCTTTCCATGTACTTCCTTAGCGCCTCCCGAGCGACAAATTGGATCTTCAGTCCGTTGCGGTTGCAGAACTCCTTGAGGTCGTCATGGAGCTGCGTATCGATTGTGACGACTCGCGTCATCTTTTCTTTTTTCATGGTTTCTCCGTAAGTGACTTGATGTATCGTTTCCTCTCAGCCGGTTTGGCGTCGATGATGTACTGCAAAGCTCCACAAGCATTCACGCTCGCAGTATGTTCCCAGTCCTCTTTGTTGTCGTAGAACTCATGCCACCGCTCGCTGGGTGCTACGACAATCTGGCTGGTTCGCTTGTGGCGGAACACGAATGCGGCAGGGCCGATGGGTACATTCATCTTCCCTCCAACCATTTCTCCAAGTCGTGGAGTTCAGCGATCTTGGCTTCGAGTTCTTTGATGCGTTTATTCGCTCCAGCCAGTTGCCGCTCTAGCTGACGGGCGAAGCCAGCTTTCACGAACTGCTGGAACGCAACGGTGACAACAGGCTGGCGGTCTGTGCGCGGGGTTTTGCTGGCCTTTTTGTTGGCGTTACCAAGATGGCTCACGGCTTGGCCTCCCCTCTGGCTTTGTTCCACAGATCAACGTCGTATCCAAAGCCTAGTTCGTGGGCCATCAAGTCACCTCCTGTTTCAAGCGCGGCAACGTAGTCGTATAGCTTTGAGATGCGCTCATTGGCCGACTCCAGCTTGAGTTCAAGCTCTTCGATGCGGTCATACGCAAGCTGTAATGATGTTTCGGACATAGTTTTTCAGTTATTTAATGTTGATCTTAGCGTCGTCCCAACCCTGCAACAGGTTGTCCATTCTTGATGTTCTCATGCACGGTGATGGTGGATTGATGAACTCGTACATCCCATTACCAGCCTTCTTCAGCTTCCTGATCCGATCTTGCAGGTACTCGACCAGCTCCTTCAGCTCGTTCACATCGGATTGCAGCTCGCGGATCTTTGTGGCATGTGGGTCGATTGTAGTCATCGTATTCGACGTTGGTATTGTGTAGTCGCTCATTTGCACTCCCTTGCTTTGAGCATCGCGTCGGCGCAAAGGTATGCGTGTTGAGCGGTAGCATCCCATTTAACATGATCCAGCTCGATTGCTGATGTCACAAGAGGCTGCAACGCCGCCGCCGCAAAGTAGTCGCGGAGGGTCATGCCTTCTTGGCTATGGCAATGATCTGTTGCCGATCTAGGAAACGCCGGCCCTCCGTCGTTGATTGGTTGCTCGCTCATTTGCACTCCTTCCATTTGAACACCGCTTTCCCATTCGCGTTAGCCACCCACTCGGCATGGCCTTTGATAACGGCTTCTTGTTGTTGATTATCAATGCCTTTAACGAATCCGAATGCGTTTGAAATAATGCAAGCAAGCGCAATTAAGACCATGCATGGCATGATCCACCATTCTTTATCGCTCACGGCTTCACCTCCTTCTCGTTCCACAGCAGATCGGCACGGAGAGCGTCGTTCTCCTGCTCTAGTTGGGCGATGCGCATATGCTGCTCCGCTAGTCGCTCCCCTGCTTCAGCGATTGCTGCGTTGGCCACGCCGTCGTCGGATTGGATTTCTGTTGCCAATATGTGCATGGCTGCGATCAGTGTTTCGGTTGAGGTTTTCACGGCTTGGCCTCCTTTGGTTTCTGCCATTCTCCAGTTCTATCGCTGATGCGAACCTTTCCAGATTTGGTAACGTAGATTTGAATCTCGTTTTTCCCCATTTGATGCTTCGGAGTTTGCACGGTTAACACCACCCATCCTTTCTTCAAATTAGAGCAGCAGCGTTCGATTTTGGCTGCGCCCCAATCAAATCCCCAATTTGTCTTGGCGTAATGAATTGCACTCACGGCTTGACCTCCTTGGCTTTGCGCCATTCGTCAGCGGCCTCTGTATCGCCTCCGACAATTCGAGGGTTGCTACACCATCGGTGCATTTCATCCCCCGCATCCTCCAGCCGCTTGATGCGCTCATTGGCCGCGTCAAGTTCGCGCTCCAGCCTCCTGCACAGCATACCAAGATCAGCCACGTTGTGCGGAGTGCTGTCTGATATTGGGGTGTCGCTCATTCGGTTTCCTCCACCTTCACCATCGGAACAAAGTCCAATCGGTTGCTCTCGTCGATTGCGATTCCCCAATTGTTCCTGCGGCAGCACAGCTCGGTTGCGTTGTAGACCTCCATTACCGTCTTTTCGTTAAGCAGATAGATGGACAGCAGTCCTTTGAATGTTAGTCGTACCGTCTCTGATTTGTTGTCGTTCATTTAGACTCCTGTCTCTTTAGATATTCTGCAATTGCTTCATCTGCAACGTACTGAAGCTTATAGCCTTTTTTTTGTGCGTATTCCTTTAGCCGCTTGTGCGTGTCGTCACTGACGACGAACATCTTGGCAACGGGACGTTTGGGTTTGGGTTTGTTCATTTTGATTCGCTCGTAATTGCCTCATGGATGACCTGGAAATGCTCGGCAAAAATGCCGTCTCGAATTGCCAGTGCGATCTGGCGATGCTCCTTCTGCGTACCCTTCGCACACCGCTGCTCGAAGTAATGAATCCATGAGCGGATGTTTCCAGTCATGTAGAGTGTCGTCTGAGTGCAGAGCGGAAGAACCATGCGAGCAGTCTCACGGCTCACGCCCTCCTGGAGGAGCTGGCGATAGGTCTTGAATGCAAGATCGACAGACTTGGCCACCGCGTCGTACGCCCAGTCTTGATCAAACGAATCGCCACTTCCCTGGCGGTTGACTCGATCCTGAGTGCGAAGTTCGACCGGCTCCGGCGAATCACTCGGCGCATACCGTTGTGAAAATTCTTGGAAGCAGAACGAGCGATGGCGAATGATCTGAGCGGAGATAGCGCGGCTGGTCTGAATCTCGACGGTCATACTGGCCTGTTCGAAAATGCTCCAGTGGCCGTTCTTGATGCAGTAGGCCAGTAGTTTTGGAGCGGTGAGCAGGCTCATCTGGTTGCTCGGATTGCTGACACGGGCGGCGAACGTGATGAAGTCGGATGCGGTCATGTTACCGTCGCCGACAAGTGGTTTTGTGATTGCTGCGATTTTGACTTTCATGGATGCGAATTGAATTCTTAGGTTTGAGCGTTAACTAGGAATGCGCTCCCCTCCCCCCCGTCTTCCTTAGTTTAGAACGGCTTTTCTTCGTCAGACTCAGGAGCAGTCGGCGCAGGAGCCGCCTTCATATTCTTGATGCGATATGCCTTCTTCTTCTCGCCATTCGATTCGTACTCTTCAGCACGGACAGTGATTGCCAGCTCTAAGCCAACCATTGAGCGCAGGAAGTTGGCGTAGCTTCCCTTGACGCCGAGGAAGTCCACCTCGGTTCCATCCGGCACGTTGTGGTTGGTGGCGGCGACAAGTTGATTCACGCGGAACCAGACATTCTCCTGGTTGATAAAACGGTCGGCGATGCTCGATCCGTCCTCGGTTGCGAATGTCACCTTGCAGACCTCACGGCCCTTTGCATCGAGCGTTTCCTCGACCTTCATCACGGTGACGGTGTACTCGCCTTCAGCGTTGATGTAGCTGCCTCCGGCGTCCTTACGATTGACTTTGAACATATTGTTTTAGGGATTTGGATTGTGGTCTAACTCTCGGATTTATTCAGCACCCATTTCGGGCATGAAAGTGTTTGTGTCGCAGTCGGATAGGCTGGCCAACTGTCCAGTGCGCGGCACTCGTGGAGCATTGAGATGGCTTTACGCCTCAGATTCTCACCGGCCTGAAGCCATTCAACGTCCAGTTTGTAGATGCCAATGGCATACGGGGCTTTGCGCTCCACGGCGACGAAGATAAAGTTCTCGGCCTCGGTCATCGCCAGATAGTGAGCGGCTTGAATGTGGTAGCCGAACGATGTGATTGTACGGCTGAACGCTTCAGGTGACGCATCATCGGTCGTTTTCACATCGATCAGGGTATGATCCTCGACCCAAAGATCAGGACGAGCTTTGAGAGGTAGGCCAGTCTCCTCATCTTGAGCGAAGACACTCGCCTCGATCTTGTGCGGCAGGTTGATGATGTCCCAGAACGGATGGCGGCGGACGCTGTTCGCGACGCCCTGGACATCGATGTCCTCGGCATGAGTCAGGTGGATGCGGCTCTTATGCTGCTCCTTCCACGCTTTGCCCTCCTTGGTCCGACCGTCGATGTCCGGCGGAATCACGGCGACAACCTGCGAGTACAGATGCGGTTCGAGAACAGCGGTATGAATCGCCGTGCCAAGCTGCATCGCCTTGCTCGGCTCTTGATGCTCGTCCAGCGCGGCTTTGTAGTGCGCCGGTGATTTGAGGATCTTGGTCATCATGCTTTTGCTCAGAGCATCAACGGCGTGATACTTCTCGGCTGGCATGTCGAAATTAACGTGGCGGTTTAGAATGTTCATTCGAGTGTGGGAGCTGAGAACGCCTTAGCCTTGGAGATGAAACCATCCGCATCGGCGATGATCATGTTGGCCACCTTGGTGCTGACATCGCGGAAGTTCTGCTCGGACTTGATGAGGTTTTTCGAGAGCAGGAACGCATTGGCGATTTCAGAATGTGGCTCAAGAATCTGCTCCAGTTTCTCTACAAGCGAGAAGGTTGATTCCGGCGTCACATTGACCGTCTGGCGCGTCGGAGCGGGTTGAGCGGGTGCTGATGGGGTGGCGGAGAAGTCTGCCACCTCCTCGGGGGTGTAGCGGCCTTGCGTGATTCGCGGATCGAGCATGCGAGTCGCCTTGCTGATCAGACGCGCACGGAGCATCTCAGCAGGAAACTTTGCCCAGCCGCTTCCTGGCTTTGCGGGGATAAGTCCAGCTTGCTTCGCATCATCTGCGGTGAATGAGACGCGAACCTTCTTCGCACCCTTACTGAAGTCGGCGATTGCGGCCTGAATGTCGAACTGCACCCAGTCGATATCCCATCCGGCATTCATCAGGCCAGAGAGCATCGATTCGCTCTTCATGGTGATGTTGCCATTGATCAGGTGATTCTCGCGCTTCCATGAGAGCGGAGTCATTCGGCTTGCGATGCATTCCAAAGCGAGGACATAGCCCTGCTCAGGCTTGACGCATCCGAACATGCCGGAGTGGCTAATCCAGTCGCCCATCGTTTTCACCGCATCCATCGGACTGTCGATGCGGTCGTAGAAGTCAGGACTGGTTGGAGTCAGGGCTTGCGGTGCTTGCTGGGACGGTACTGCTACCGTCAGTGTGGCTGCTTGGTTGCTCATAGGTTGTATTCTCTATCTGCGGTTGTTTGTTTGTCTTCTTTGCGTACGGATTCACAGCTCCGGTCATTGCTCGACTCTCAAGAATCGCCGCGATGTCGGCTTCCGTGAAAAGGATTCGTCGGCCAATTCTCCTGTGCTGGATGCCGTCATTGCGAACGATTCGCCTTAGCGTCTCGGTGCAAATCTGGAGCATCGCTGCTGTGGCCTTGGCCGTATAAACTTTCATTCAAAAATCGACTGCAATCGGGTGTTTAATCAGGGAGAAAAATCCAATAAAACCCCGTCGCGAGTTCTCTTCGCGCACTAATCCCGATTGCAGAAAATTGGTCATTGTTGCGGACGTAGTGTTGCAGTTGCCTCAAGTCGTTGCAAGAGGATACTGGAAAATTTTTCGGCCTAGCCGCGCTTCGATTCTCTGAAGGTAGGCCACCTGCTCCGGTGTTCCGTTCTGGCCGCTGCCATTGAGGAACGTCACACGCTGGTCCATGAGATGATCTTTGCGCCGTTGCCAGGAGGCATCCGATTCGCCGTCGTCGCGGTGGATCGTGTATGGGCCGGTGCGAAGTTCCAAGGTGTACTTCTCAGCGTTCGGGTTGATGGGCTGACGCTCCGGTTTCGGGCCAAAGCCTTCCCAGGTGTCGTCGTCGTCGTCCTGATAGGATGAACGCTTCAGCGCTTCATCGATCTTGCGTTCATGCTCCTTCAAGGTTTTTTCGATCCTGTCAACGCTCTCAGATATTCGCTTGAACATCGTGGCGGTTTTTTCCAACTGGTCTTTCAACACGGACGATTTTTCGGTTTCCATAGCAATCAGTTATTTGTCGGCTAATTCAGGGAACAACTTGGCAAATTCCTCGGACAGTGATGGGCGGTCTGGCTCCGTTGGTTGATCCTCAGCGAGAGGTTCTCCGGCCTTCTCCTGCTTCTGACTCCTCCTTCGCTGCCTCGCCTTACGAAGCGCATTGATAGCCTTCCAGAGCTGGGCGATTTCCCGCCGGATATCCGACAGCTTGCGCGATTCAAGATCCTTGTGCGCCTGCTCATCGGACGGCTTCCAGTCGCAGCCATGCCAGACCCGTTCGATCCGATCAAAGACCAGCACCTGACTCTTCACGTTCCGCATCGAGTTGAACGCGCGGTTCGCCTCGGCAACACCGCCGCCAATCGTCTCAACGATGTGGGCCAGTAACTCCGACTTTTCGAGGTTTAGATTGTGCCTCTTCGGCGGCATCTCTCGGAACGTCGCTCGAAGCGTCGAACCATTTGGAAGGTAACTCATGGTGAAAAACAGATAACTCTACTTTGTCCTCTTGTAAACGGAAATCTACCAATGGTTATTTCTCGTTTATCCTTGGTCTACCTAGCTCATCTAAAGATAAGCCTCCCCTTTCTAAAAAAGGGGAGAGGCTTATTCCGAAATCGGAAAGCTTGCTCCCCGCCTTTGAGGGCGGTGCCGCTTCCGTTTCGGAATAAGGGTTGGAACGCGTTTGTATCGCTCAATCGACATTCGAGAATGCTGTTTAATGGGGCGGAAACGCCCCGTAGAGCGTTCGGAAGGTGTTTTGCGGCTCTACGGACGGTTTCGCATATGACCGCGCTAGAATCGAATCGATGGAATGACATGGTTTTGGATGCTTAGATTGGCCTACCTTTGTCTGCGAAAAAGTTATCCGGCGGATTTCGGCTTTTCGCTGACCCGCTCCGTCACCGGATAAACATCGTAATCCTCCGGCATCTCGACCGGCACGACGCGAATCCGGCCTTGAGTGTACTCGCCGGGATTAAGTTCCTTGGCCGCCGACTCCGCCTCCTTGCGCGTCGCGTATTCGATGGTGCGGAAGCTGACAACGCGCTGCTTCAGGTCTGACCAGCCAATCGCGCCATTGATTTGCACCTTGAAGATTGGCGGTGCGAAGAGATTGCGGCTCATGGATGAATCCCTCCGGTGCGGATTACTTCGATGATGAACTCCGAATCGTCGATGAGTTGCTGCCGCCGTTTCTCGCCTTCGCCGGTGCTGTCCGTGGACTTGTACATGCGAGCGTAAAACAGGCTGTCTTCAAGGCATGTAAGCGCGGCTGAGACGTGCGCCAGACGGTTGGAAGCGGATTCCATCACTGGACTTTTGAAACTCTCCGCCATCGATCCAAGCTGAGATACAAGCTCATCCAACGTCGTATTCCTCGCCTCCAGTTGCGCGCTGGAGAATACGCGCTGCACATTCTCGCACTCCTTCGCGTTGTACATCTTGATCATTGCAGAGTCTCCGGTTCGCCGATCTGCATCAGCTTGTCGCCCCGCTCGCGTTCGATGATCAGCTCAAGGATTTGATTCCCATCCGCGTCCGTGATGGAGCAGATATGCTTGTCCTCGTCGTAAATCGAGAGCGGTTTGACGCCCTGAGTTTCGCATTCGCCGGTGATGATTGCGTTGAAGAGGTCAACGATGGTTTGGGCGTTGGTTTTGGACTGAATGGTTAGTTTCATTGGTTTGGGCTGTTTTACCGTGCGGTGAAATGATGGTTTTCGGTGAACGTGCGGTTCGCATCGTCCATCGATTGAAGCTGGCGCATGACCCGTCGGCCATACGCTCGCGTGGAGGATCTTTTAAGACCTTTTGGCCCACCTTGCCAGAGCCGAGCGAGACTTTCGTCGCTGAGGTGTTTGCCGTAATGCGCGAAATAGCTTTCCGCAATGAAGATTGAGACGGCGCGGTTGGTTACCTGCGCGTGGGAATAGTCTGTTCCCATGATCCGGTTGATATCGCGCACCATGATCGATTTGATTTGAAGCGCGCCAAGCTCGCCGTGACGGCCACGGGCATGATCGTTTCCACCGGATTCGATCTGAATGAGAGCGGATAAGAGCAATGGATGCATAATTTGATGCGGTTTTGCGGTTTATTCGTGGGATTTGACGGCCAAACCCCTCGCCTTCCTGATTACCTCGCGCGCATAGGCTAGATCCTCATCGTCTGCCATCGGGTGCGTGAGACGTTCAAGCGCGGCGAGAAGATCGGGGGCGGAGGCGATGAGGTTGGCGTTTGCCTGTCGCTCGGATTCGGGGGTTTCATAGTTCGCCCAATGATTTGTCGCGTAACAAACAAGAGCATCGTCAGCGCGGACATTTAAGCCAGTCGTCCGCCAAGGGCCGGGGGTGAATTGGGGTTTCATGGATGCTTAGGCTTTGACGGCGTATTCCGACGCGAAACGAAGGCCTTCCACACGGCCAGACTCGCCGCCGCCCAGGACGATTGATTCGCACGCGGAGTCGCTCAATTGATTCGACCAGGCGTTCCAATGCTCCCGCGCGTCGCAGTGCGGAATTCCGCAATCGCGATGGAGAACATGCGCGAAGGAGGAATAGAAGTCGTCTCGGACCTCGCTGACCTGCTCGTCCATTCCGATTTCGCGCATCAAATCAGCCTCCAGGCGCGTCAGGCGCATGGCCGGAAGGATGCGTTCCACGACAAACACCTGCGCGTCGGCCCATAGCTCCGGTCCGGCATTGGTGCGGATGTACAGGCTGAGGTCATCGAACAGATAGAACCGAGTCGCATCGGGGCGAGGGTCATCCTGAAATACTTCACGGATATTGTCGGCGAACGGCTCGAAAGAGACTTCGATCAATTGCTGCTCCTCGTCCGTCAGGCGCGCGTCCATGCGGTAGTTATGGTGCAGGTACGCGCGGACGGATTGCGGCAGATCATGCGCGTCAAATGCGCGGATTGCAGGGTCGAAGAATTGGATTTCTTGGATGATTTCGTGAATGGTTTTCATGCTTTGGATTGGATGCGGATAGATTGGCCTACCCTTTCGCACCAGGCTTTCGCATGATGCGCGTAGGATGGGTCAACGGTCCGCGTTGCAATAGGTGCGGTAGTCTATGCGGCCAATCAGATAATTGGCGCATGCGCGGGAACGGCTTTCTGGCCATCCGACAGGGCCAGTCAGCCAGTCAAATATGTCAGAGTATGTCAGGCCGCGCGCAGACTTGCGTGCGTGCGTAAGGTTTCCGTTGATCAGGTTACCGACGGCCGTTTCTATGCGTTGGATTGATTTCATTGGATGCGTTGGGTTTAGGCTAGGTTGAAGAGCGCGCGAAAGTCTGCGTATTCGTAACACAAGTCCGTGGCGAAGCGGTAGACACCGACGTCTTCCTCGCCGTCGGACCGTCGGACCGTGACGAATTGCCAGCGTTCATTGGCCAGGACGAAAGGATCTTCAAAGGCGCGCGCGCGTAGGAATTCCACAAGTCGCATGGTGTTTTATTCGTTGGGTTTAGGTTTAGAAAGTACAGCAACCGCAGCACGGCGCATCTTCACAGCGGCCGCGCGCATTGCGTGAGCCTGTCCAACCGGACGAGAGTTTGACGCAAACCAGGCCAGAGTCTTTAGGCATGCGGCCGGTGCATGCGTTGCAATCGATGCGCCAGATGCGGTTGCGTTTGGTGACGGTTCCTAGGCCTGCGGGAACGGTTTCGTGGCATTGGACGCATTGGCCCGGATATCTGTTTGTCATGGGATTTGATTTGATTTGATGGATTGAAGATACGCGTCAACCTACCGTTTCCGATAGATTGAAGCAGACCGTCAGCCCACGACGAAACCGCTTGTGTCGCTCTTTGCTTTACCCTTGGCGGTCAGGCCGACGACGACACCCTTAGGATCTAGGAACCGTAAGTCGTTTTCGTCGCCATTAATGACCGGGAAGCCGTTCCAATGCGTTGGCAAGGACTTTCGGAAAACGACCGCCACATTTCCGCCACGGTTTAAGACTTCAATGCATTGGGTTTCGTTGGTTTCGGAACGTGAGAACGTGAGGGAATAATTGGACGGGAGCTTTCCATCTAGGAAGGAAACCATGCGTTGAAAGCTCTTCGTGTAGTCGTAGAAACGGGTTTTCTTGAACGCTTGAATGACCGAGTAGCGTTCCCATCCGATATCGGATGTTCCGTTTAAACGGATGACAGGGGTCATGCGTTTGGCCTTGGCCTTTCGAATGACCGACGTGACATTTTCTTTGAGCGTGGCAAGGAAGCTTTCACGGTCTTTGACGTAGAAAACGGTCTTTGCCGTGCGTGCCTTTTGGACAGAGTTAAACGCGCCACGGCCAGCGTAGTATAGGCAAAGGTTTCGGCATCCGTCGGATGCATTCGGGCATGCGTTGAAAAGCCCGGAAACACGGTCGGGGGCAAGATAGAGAATACCGGTCATGAAGCCACGCTTCTGACCTTTAACGGTCTTTGCGTTGGTGTCGACGGAGAGGAGGGTTTTCATTGGTTCAATGGTTTGGAGTGATGCCGAAGGATGATTCAAGGAAGGCGACAAGGGCGACAAGGGCGACGACAAGGGCCGCAATGCCGAGGGTTTTAAGACGTTTGCTTTTCACGACGGACAGACTAGGGGGAACGGAAAAGGAAGTCAAAAGAAAAGTTAAAATAATTTTAGGAAGGGGGAAAACATGGGGAATTGCTGGGGAAAACGAGGGAAAACGAAAAGGGGAAAAGGCGTTGCAACGGGCAACGCAACGGCCGATCCTGACAGCATGACGAAAGCGCAATGGGAAAGAGCAAAAGCGGAATACCTGACGGGAAAGGGGTGGAAAGCGATTGCAGACGACTTGAGCGTGCCGATGGATACTCTGAGAAGCCGGGCTTGTCGGGAAGGGCTGACTAAAGTGAAGGCGCAAATGCAAACGGTTTGCATTGAAAAGAAAACCCAATCCCTAGAAAGCCTCTCTGCTTTAGTCCGTTCGAAGCTCGCCGCAGATGCCGCCTCAACGCTTGAACGCATCGATTCATATGATCTAGACGGAATCAAAGATGAATCAACTCGCGAGCAAATCCTCGGTTCAGTCGCCAAACGCTCCGCGCTGGTGTTTGGCTGGTCAGAACAAGGGGAGAGTGCGTCCGTCTCGATCAATCTGCTCGGTTCAATGCCGGATCGAGTCGCTGAGATTCAGGTGACGAACGAAACCGAAACCAAGTGAACATAACACACATTGTGCATCGCAGGGAAACTGATAGTCAGCATAAGTTTTGCTTATGACAGAAAAGGATTGTTTTTCCTAGGAATGGCACAGTTTTTGACGTAGAGGGTGGCACCCCCTTTGCGGGTGGGCTTCGTTTACGATACCCCCCTCAAAAATTTTCCGCCTTTTTGACCATGATAAATAAAATTAAAATAGGTCAAAAAGTATTTCTATCGACAGCAGAGCAGAAGCTGGCCCATTACGTCGCCAAGAATCGAAATGGCAATAACCGCTATTTCAACGTTACGAATCTAAAGATCAGCGCGGAAGATCCGCATACGGTCGATCTTGAGGGTATTGCTGGCGAGCTGGCTTTCTGTCGCCTGTTCAATGTGTATCCCGACATTGATACCGACCGCGAGCCTCCGCATCCGCT